AAAATTCAAAAAGCTCAGGTGATTGCAGGATCTGGAACACCAGAAGCAAAGAAAAAATTTTTTAAAGGTAAATCTTTTGAAAGTAAAAAAAGAGCAAAAGCTTTAAAAAAGTTTGGTGGTGTAAAAGAGGGGCCATTTCAAGGAACTAAAAAAACTAATCTATCACACATGGATGATATATTTTCACAATATATTACCGGATCTAATTTAGGTTATGCACCTGCTTCTATAAATTATAAACTTGGTGACAAAGGTGGAATAGATATGAAGATGAGAGCTCTCTATAAAAAAAGAGAAAAATTATTAAAAGAAAATCCAAAAGACCTTGTTAAGCAATTAGAAGATATAAACATTAAGGGTGCGAAACTTGCTGGTCAGTCACAAGGTTTTAAACAATTTACTTTTATGGATCCAATAACTAAGAAGACATCTTCTTTTGGTGGTGGTCGTTTAGCTATTGATATGTTTGATGAGTTTCCAGGTATGACTGAAAGACAGATTGTAGACTATATTAAAAAAGCAGATCCAAATGATTTTGATGCACAACTTAAAATTAAAATGTTTGAAGAAAACAGAAAAAATGTTTTTAAAGCTGCAAATAAATTATCTAAAAAAGAACAGTTAGCAGTTTGTAGTTTATTATCACGTGGTGGATTACCAGGAGATTGTGCTGCAGCGGTAAATAAAGATCCCGTAAAGGCAGCGGAAATTTTTCAACAATCAGATTCCACTAGTCCGGCAATGACAAAATTAAAACA